ATCTTTCTTCATCTTCTAAATATTCATCTGCTTCGTGGTGATCCATACAAACAATTGAGCATCCACGATCAAGTAATTCACGCATTTTTTCTGTGTCATTTGTTGAACTATCAGGTAAAATAACTAAACAATTATCTGGAAATTGTTCTGTACAATCCTCTAATCCATGTTGTTTACCCGTATGTAGAATATAATGAATTCTATCCTTAATAGGTGAAATTCCTGGCGTATCTTTATAGATAGTATATAAATAATTAATAATAATTGCGGCACTTGTAAAACCATCTGCATCACAATCTACTAATACATAAATTTCATTATCATGAAGCGCCGCAAACATCATTAATTTTATTGCGTGTCTAACTTTCTCTTCTCCAAAGGCTCAAGGAAAATTAATATTTTCTTCATCTGCCACAACCCATTTAGACACATCTTTAATGCCACGATTAATTAAAACTTGATTAATTGGGTGTTGCGCATCTTCATATTCACCAATAAATTTATATCTCAATATTAATCTCCTCCTTAACTATAAACCAAGAACAAAAACATCCTTGTAAATCATATAAGAAATTAATAAGATATTCATGTAATGCTCTGTCTTTTAAAAGACATTTTCAATATCCGTATCCTCCTGGAATATTTTGAAATTTATGAAAAGTGCAATATTTACATCTAGGATGCTTTTTTCTATATTCTAAAATATGTTTTAAATAATTATTCTGTTTCTCCATAAATACAGAAAAGCCTCCTTTGATTTATCTAACGGACTCATATGATAATCCAATAAATTATATTTGTCAAATAACACACTCACTGACACTTCATTTTTAATCTTATTAATTAATTTATCAATTTTATTTACTGTTTTATTATAATCTTCTGTATACATTTCATTAAAATCTTTATCAAATCCTAACACAATTTCTTTAACTCCCGCATCCAAGAGTAACTGAAATTGATATCTAGAAATTGAACTGCCGCAAACTGCCACACATATATTACTTTTTGTGCCAAAATAAGACATATATTGTAAAACAGATTTTTCACTTTCAACTACAATTGCGGTTTCCATTGTTTTAATATTGTTTTTAGCAATATTTAAACCATATAAGTTAAAAGCAAGTGGATGATTACATAAATGTCCTTGTATGCGGGCAGGCCTATATTTGCCATATATTTCATTCTCTTGGACTAATGTACGTTGACGTATGCCAACTAATCTTGAATCTTCATCTAAATGTGGAATTAATACTGAACCATTAACAGGGTCATATTTGATTCCCATGAAATCACATATCTCAGGAGAAATGCCTTCTTTAGTCCAAGGAAGAATAACAGGAGAAGGATAATATTTGATATAATTATTTAATTCAGGCAAAGAAATTTTTTGTTTATTATATCCTACAATTTCATTTAATTTAGAAAAATTAGATAATATCTTATAATCTTCTAAATCAAAATCTTCATTACTTTTTAATTTACTTTGCAAATTAAAAAAGTTAACAATGAAAGAAACCGCAGCATTTAAATCATCCATATCTTGAACTTTTTGAACTAATTCAAATATATCAAAACTACCACAATGAGTAAAACAATTAAAAAGTGCAGTATTTTCATAGTAATAAAGTTTTCTAGAATCTCCTCCATGACAAACTGTGCGGGCGATAATATAATTGGAAAACATTTCTGGTTCAGCATCAAAATAATCAAGTAAATTATATACATCTTCTAATTCTATATGTTCTTTAACTTCTTCTTTATCCCAACTCATTATCGCCTCCTATCTCATTTTAATTGTAATATCATCAATTGAAATCAATTCATAATTCCAGTCTGTTAAAAACAGACCATCAAAACGACATGTTCCTTTATCTGCATACATCCAAAGATAACATTTTGTATATCTACCTCTACGATTCTTATAAATAGACATTTTAAGATTTGGCCGAGTCATTCCATCTTCAAGAATTGTATCCAATTTTTCTAAATCTTCTGGTGTTACGTCCAACATTACTGCGCCCCAATCGCATTTATCTGCAATCGATTTTGCTCCTCGCAATAAATTTTGATCAGGCATATCAGAAGATTTCCAATCTTGATTTAATTGTGTTGCAGAAATAATAAAAACATTATATTGAGTTGCAATATCTTTTAATTTGACGCTAAGCAAAAATAGAATATTATCTTCTCTTAATTTTACTCCGCCAGAACGACGAGTAATTTCTTCAAGAATTTTCATTGATGTATGAATATAGTCTAAAGCTATATACTGAACTCCATATATTCTGATTGCTCTTTTAATACAATTCTCAATATCTTTCAGGTTAAAATCCGGAATTATTTCTACGTATAGTGGCATCCTTTTAATAATTTGAATTGCTTTTTTAACTCGCTCTAACTCTTCAAATTCTAGAATTCGATTTAAAATAAAATATTCATCTACACCAGAGATAAATGCAATCATTTGTGTTTGAAGTTCCTCGAGCTCGAGCTCTGTACTAATAAAAAGCGCAGGTAAAGATGGGCCATTATCAACCCATTCTGTTCCATTATAAATTTCATCACAAGCACAGTTGCACATATCCGCAATTAAACTGCGGGTCTTGCCAACGCCAGTTGCGGCTGACCGCAAATAAAAACATCCTAATCTCATACCCCGCGTTACTGTGTTTACAAGTTTTCCATAAAGAGGTTGACCAACATTAGGATGTTCAAGTAATTGATTAAACATTTCTTCAATACCATCACTGGCATTTACAGTTTCATCTGTTGATCCATCTACATAAATTGCCCGTACTCGATCAATTTTTTCATCAATTAAATCTGCAATTTCTACTAAAGATAAACTATTAAAATATTGAGTTTTTCTTTCTCTAATCTCTTGGTTCAATTCATCTGGGTCATATATCCAAGATACATCATATCCAATATTTGCATATTCTCTTAATAGAGTAAATTTTTTAGTTACTTCATAATAATAATCAAAATTTGCTAAATCAGCATTTTCTTCTGCTGTCTTTAAAAATCTTGCACCATCATTTGCTTTATAAGTTGCATAACTTACTGGCCTACTTTGAAGATATTGATCAATTGCTTGGACATTAATTTGACGAGTTCCCATTGTATGAAGATTAGAAATTGCTGAAAACACAATTTTATGAAATTCTTTAGGAAAATCGTCTGCGGTAAGATTATATTTTCCCTCATCATCCAAGAGGGTAACATTAGCAGTAATGCAACCTAATATTTGTACTAGCGCAGGAGTATCTGCGTATTTTGCATTATTCAAATAATCCCTCCTAATCTAATTCATAATATTTTACATGACGAGGTTTTTTAAGAGGAGTTATTACTCCTTCTACTACTCTTGGATTCTTATTTACATAATCAGAAATTCGTTTATTTTTATTAATTTTAGAATTATTTTCTTGTTCTTCCGCCCATTTTAAATATTGATTATAAACATAAGGAACAATACCAATTCCACCATTTGCTTTTTCTGTAGAGTTTCCTAAAATATTATACCAATAGACTAATGTTTCATAAATAATTTTATCATCAATTTTATCTTGTGCTTTTATTTTTTTAATTTGACTTTCAATTTTTGTATAACTATATTGAGAATTTAATTTTTCTTTCATAAAAGCATGTATTTTACTTTTATAATCTATATGATTTTCTGCACAAATTTTATGCGCATATCTGCGGGAATTGGGCATAACATATTCTTCATTATCTGCATCAAACGTTTTTCCACAAAATAAACATTTTACCCAATGAGCCATTTATTTCACCTTCTTTATAGACACAATTATATCTATAAATATTATAATATATTTCTTTATTCTTGTCAATGACAAAAACCCGGCTAAGTTAAACTTAACCGGGTTGAGAAATTATCTGGCGGAGCAACTCAGAATCGAACTGAGACTACTTTATACAAGTAGGAAGGATTAGCAATCCTCTGCGATACCGTTACGCCATTACTCCATTGTTTCTAGTTTATTTATTTCATAATTTAAATAAAAACTAGCTTTTTTTAAATCTTCAAGCATATCATTTTTTCGACCTGCTCTTGAAATATATTTTACAACATTACCAAGATTAAAATTTAAATCTCAATCATTAATAACATCAATTGGTTCATAAGACCGCCCCTCGCAATAATGCGAGGGACGTGTTACATTGTTATAGTCCATTGCCTACGGCTTCTACTAGGTCGTCAACAATAAGAACAAGTTGTTCAACTTGATCACGAGACATCTCTGCTACTCGTTTACCTTTACCAAGATACTTATCTGTAATAGCAACGATACGAGGAGCCCAAGTAGTTCCAAATGAACTGCCTGTAGCATTTTGAATCTTAGAAACTAGAGTATTAAATTGATTCATTAGGTCATCAAAATCAAGTTCAGGCTCGGCCGCATGAGCAGTTGTAGGAGCATCTGTTACGTATTTACCATTATAATCTTTGGCTTGACGATCAATTGCATCACCAATTGCATTAACAAGATTATCATAGCTAAATTCAATACTATCAGGTGTATATTTGAATCTAGACCCCGCAACAAATCGAGGAGTGCCACGCATAAATAGAGTAGTATGAACAGTTCCATCTTCCTCTTGGAAGGGATGCGCATAACCAATAATATCACTCATACGATCTACCACAAGACGTGGTTGATTGGCAAGAGTAGGAACAATTTGCTGATACTCTTCACCATTTTCATCTTTAAAAGTCTTATCTTGTGCGTGGGAAATCATTACAAGACCATATCCCATTTGAGGAATCTTGCGGAGAGCTTCATCAAATTCTTTCTTTGCAAGATTATATCCTTTGCCAAAGGGAAGGTCACCTATTGCAGAAACTCCATTTTGATTACAAATATATTTTTCACAAAGGTCATATGCAATATCAACAGTATCAACGATAATATTCTTAAATTGCTGATGAGCTTGATCTGTATCAAGCTGTTTAAGAATTTGTTTAAACTCAGACCATTTATTAACAGGCTGAGCCATAATACCTGGAATAGCTAGATAACCAGTCTCAAAGGCACAAAGAAGAGCTTGCGGAAAACGTGCTGCGGTAGTAGTTTTACCAGTTTTTGGCTGACCATAAAAAAGTATAGTATATCCACGGAGATCGCGACTGACCTCATGCGGTTTAATTGAAAAAATATCAATTGCCATATGCTACCTCCTAGAAACGGAAGCTAGATACATTAGTAGCTGCGGGCGTACTAGAAGTTGGATTATCAAAAGGAAGAGGCTCTTTGAGAGCATTAGTCTGATTATTATTACGAGCTTCTGCTCGAGCTTTTGCATCAGCCTTTTGCTGTTCACGATTTTGTAGACCCTGACGATATTCAGCCATAGTAATTGTGCTCTCATCATCAAATGGATAAGACTCAGGTGAACAACCATCAATTTGCCACATACGAAGAGTACGAGTTGTATACTCAACTTGCGGAGCACCCCAAGCAGTTTCTACTTGATGCTCAATCTTTTGAGTTGTGGAAATAATTCTACCCCAAATATATGTAATATAAGGCGTATTAACAGAAACATCAAGATTTTCAAAATATTTCATGCCATTTGGGTCAGTAATACTATAAGTTACTGGAATAAGATCACCACGGAAATTAAATACATAACCATCAACATTTACATAATCATCGCCATTTTCAACATCCATATGACGACAATTAGTAATCATCATATCAGTCTCAAAATTATTACGCTTATCGCGGAACCCATCCTGTGCATAATGAGTAAATCCACCACGAATTTGCTTAGTCTCAACCATATTTCCATCGCGACCCATAAAGTCATTAACTTCTACGTCGCCTTGAATACGAAGTTTAACCGCCTTATCCTTACCATCCTTCTCCCAAGTTGGCGCACCATCAAGAAGAGACTTTAGAATTGTATAAGTTTCATTCTCTTTGCCAGACTTCCAAGTTGGAGTAACAAAAGTATAACGAACAGGTACAATATTTAGACCATCGTCATCAGTTGCAATGTTTACTGTACCATTAATATAAGACTGACCAGGAGTCTTAGAGTTCGGACCGG